CCCTCATCCAGTGCGGACTGTTCACTAGCTAGTTCCTGTTTGTATTGATTTTCTCTATCTTTCTTTCTCTTTTCTGCATCTTCACGAATAAGTTCCTGTGCTCGTCTGATTTCTTCAATTGCAAATTGTCTTTTTTCTAGAAGCAATTCACGTTCTCGTTTTGCTTCCATATCGCGCAATTCTTCAACTAATTTTATTCTGTCGCCTTCCGTAGTGGCGGCCAAAATTGCTGAATGTTTTTGCTGTCTAGCCTTTTCAAATTCTGCCGCTCTCAAAACTTTTTCTTCTTCGCTTGTTTGCTTTTCAATATCTGCAATTTGGTCATTCAAATTTTTAACTTTAAATTTTGTTTCATCATCGATTGCTGACATATCCGCATCAAATACTGATTTTAATTCATCCATTTTTTTCTGTTGGGATGCCTTAAAATTGGCTACATCTTTATCATATTGTGTTTTTAATTGTGCATTCAATTTTGTATAGTGATCCGTTTGTGTCTGTTGCATTTTTAGCAAAGTGTTTCGCTGGGCTTCCTCCTGCTTGCTGTACTGCGCTTTAAGTGCAGACACGACCGCATTCCCTAATTGATCTGCTAGACGAACGGAAGACGATATTAATTTTTCTTGTTCTGCCGCCAGTTCTTTGGCCTTTTGCGCCGCATTTGATTTTGCCTGTGCATTTTTATCTGTTGCTGTTGTCTCTGTATCCAGCGCTGTTGCCGCTTCCTTCACTCGTCCGGTCATAATAAGCGTGCGGTCTGTCATATAGTCCGTTTTGCCAGCGTTCTCGTTGATTTTCTCAATTGATTTATTCAGTGCATATTGCTTTTTGTACTCGGCAACCTCTACAGCCATCGCTGAATCTTGAAATGCTACACCTAGTTTTTGCAGAATTGAATTTACAAAATTATTAAATTTGTCGCTTACAAATCCGATTGAATTAGAAATGTTAGAAAATGCTTGAGTAAAAATTCCGGATATATTCGGGAAAACGCGTTGAAAAGTTGACTGTAAAAATTCAATGATCGCTTTGACCTGATTAACCTTTTGGGTTGTTGTCGTTGCCATTGTCTCAAATGCATCCGACCACCAATTTTTAATATATTGAGTTAAAGCCCATGCAGTCGCCTTTACATCTTCCCAATTGTCCATCAGATATTTAATTGTTTGAATAAGTCCATAAACCGGCGGCGACATTATCATAACTGCTGTCCTAAATCGTACACTTAAATCTTCCCAGTTTTTGGCCATGTAAACTGCACCGGCTACCAATCCGGCAATAGCGGCAGTAATAATTCCGATTGGGCCAGTTGCAATCGTCATCGCCGCGCCCATTGTCGTACCTGCTGTCATGGCTGTGCCTGCTGTCACTGTCATAGCAACACCAAGCGCTCGGTAAGCCGCGACTGCCGTTACGATAGACGGAACGATAGAACCCATGATTAATAACACTGGGCCAAGTGCGGCCGCTAATAATCCGGAAACTACGATTAATTTTTTAGTGCCTTCGCTCAAATCGGCAAATGCTTTTAGCTTTTCATTGACGGATTTGATAATTTGATTAAAAACAGGAAGGATAACTGTGCCTAGCTGTACCCCTATTTCTTTCATCAGTTCACCAAACATTCGCATTTGGTTTGCCGATCCCTCTGAAGTCCTAGCAAAGTCACCCTGTGAATTCTTTGTGCGATCCATCACGAACGCATACCGAAGTGCGACCATTTCCGCTTCAGTCATTTTTTCTACGTTTTTAGTGATTCCCTGCTCTAGTGCAAATGCTTTAAGCTGGGTTTCTGTCATGACAACCCCAAGCATCTTAAGGCTTTCAGTCTCACCGGTGAAGACACCGTTCAATGCTTGCATAGCCTGTTCAATCGGGATATTTTTAAAGGATGCCAAATCTGCGCCTAGCTGGGTTAAACTCATAGCCATATCAGCCGCTTTTTGTTGACTAATTCCCATACTGGTGGCCATATCACCAAATAGTGCCGCCGCATCTAGTGCTGATCCGGATGCAAGCCCCATTTGCTCAATGCTCGTTTTGCTCCAAGCAATAACCTCTTGACCGGATGAACCAAACGCTACATTAACCTTATTTAACGATTCACTAAAATCTGAAGAAAGTTTAATCGAAGCCGCTCCAGCCGCGATAATTGGCAGAGTTAACGCGGCAGTCATACCGCCTCCTACTGCGGCCAGTTCATCGGTTGAAGCTTCCGTTTCGTTGATCGTTTGCCTAAAACTGCTTCTGACTTCTCTAAATTCTCGGTCTATGTTCGCACTCATTCTATTAAAATGCTGGCTAACCTGATCCGACATTGTTCTAAATCTTGAAGTTGCTTGCGTAGCGAATTGTCCTACAGTCGCGCCGACATTTGTCATTGTAGTGTCGAAACGATTCATAACCGATGAAATATTATTTCCAAATGTCCGGAAACTGCTAGTAGCTTCTGCAATCTGATTCCCAACAGTTGTCATAGCTTTGACAACACCGCTCGGATCGGCTCCGATCCTGACCATTAACTCTTTTAACAAGTTACTTCACCCCCATTTTGCAAGGTTATCATTCGAAGCATTTCGACCATTTGCTCCGTTGTCATTTTTGCCTTTTTCTTATTTTCCTTCGGCATAAAGTCCGAAGGTTGAAAAGGCTTGCCTTTACCTCGATTTACATTTGCGATAACTGAACAAATAAGAGCCGAATTAAATAACTCGGCTCTTTTGTTTTCTTTATGTCTTTCGACCAATTTATTAAATTGTCTAATGGTCAATCGCCAAAACTGGTCATCATCTAGGCCTAAATCATATATCCCTATCGCCCATAATTCCGACCAATCCGGCGCTTTCACTTTCCCTTTTCGCCGGTTTCCTCTGATTCACCAAATGAATCCGTCATTAATTTCTGTACTGTATCCATTACATATTTCAAGTTGTTAAAATCAATTAATCCGCCTACCTGCTCCAGCGTAATATCTTCACCGGCTGACCGCATCGCACAGAATAAAATCGCTCTCATGTTCCGCGCTTCGGCTAATTTCTCTTGCAGCAGAAAAATCGAACGGCCTGTGAGTTCTTCAAATTCTGCCATCGCGTTCATATCCAACCGCAATTCACGTTCCCTGTCCAGCGTGATAGTTGAATTTTTTCTCATGATTTCTACCTCAATTCAATGATTAAATTGTGCCCAGTGAAGGTTTGCCAGTCACCTTAAAAGTCGCGCTGTAACCGATCGCGCCATCTACCGGTGATTCTGCGCTAAATGCTGTACAGATAACTGTTGCCGTAAAACGCGTGGTGCTCGGTGTTGTCGGCAGGTCAATCGTAGCTGTCGCAGTGCTGGATGTGTTAAATTGTGTAACGATCGTGTTAGCCGTTGCTGTCGTGTAAAATCCTTCTACAGTGATTTCGCCACCATCGCGCAACCCTTGAATAAATTCTCTGTGGCGGTCTGCCGATCCATGAGTTGTTACATCAATCGTGTCCGCTGTCATGGACGGTGCAGAAATTGAAGTCACTTCGGAAATAGTCGTAGAACCCAATTTGAAGACTGAAGCATTAGCGAAAAAAGCCATTTGTAAAACCTCCTTTAATTTTCTTGAATTAAAATAGTATAGTAAGCGGAAATAATCCGCTTATCCTCATCTCGTTCGGTATCGGATGATTCAAAAAAACACTGAATCATCTTGTAACCGGTCATGCTAAAAATCTTATGATTTAGAACCCTGTCCATTTCGACTAGGATTTCCTTAGCTGGTTTATAACCTAACCTGCCAGCCTTAGTGTATATGTCCATTCTAGCAGAAATCGAAAAACCTTTGTTACCGATGCGGTTATAACGCTGTTCAATCATATTCCCAAGTACGCAATATGGGAAAGTCTCATTTGTTGGTGGCTCGTCATATAACCGGCTACCTACTTTTGTCATAAAGGCGCTATCTGTTGATAGTGCTGTGTACAATGCTTTTTGCGCTTCCCACATGGCAGACAATTAAATCATCCCCCCTGCGTTTCGTACTAAATCAGTTAATTCACGAATCAATGATGCTTCGCCGTTCTTTACTGCTTTATCCCAGAATCCTTGACCGTATCCCTTAGGTCTTTTTTCTCCTTTGGATTTTCTTCTTGAATTCGGGCCGCCGCCGCCGATCCGGTTAATCTTCTGCGCGTATTCTAAATTCGTACCCACCACAACCGAATTATTATCTAGTCCGGCAGATAACTTTCCATCGAACGAATTTCCGGAATTGTCTTTATAAGTTGTAGGAGATGGATTCTTTCCGGCAAATCCTGCTATAAATTCGGTGTGAATTGAGTTTCGTAACCTTCCGGTGTCTACCGGTATTTCGTTTTCTTTTGCGTAGGTCTCCACATCATTTAGAGCGACTTCCCAGACGATCTGGTTAACCTGATCTGGGAATTGTCTTTTCAATTGCTCAAGCTGTTGCATAAGAAGGCGCTCACCATCTATCCTTGTTGTCATGCTGGCTCACCCCTTGCTAGGACTTCCATCATTCGGCCTGCGCTTGTCGGATCGCTGATTGACTGGATCGTCAAAACTAGGCCATTAAAGACGAACCGGTTTTTATTAGTGAACGATTCTTTGCGCATTAATATTCGATAAAAATTGGCCTGTTGATCTTTATTATAACTGAATTCCTCACTCGCTCGTTGAATCTGAACATTAGCCCAGCGTGTTGCCGTTGTCGTCCATGTTTCATTAAAACAACCGCCGCCAGCGCTGGTCACGCTTAGCGTCTGAATATCTAGCCTTTGCCGCAATCTTGTTAGCATTTAGAACACCGCCTTTGCGCTCATATAAGGCATTAGCAGGTTTTTCAATTCGCTGTTACCTACAATAGTATTGTATGAAATTGAATAACCGCCTTCTGAAATAGTGGTAGCGAATTCTTCCCTATTTTCATACAAGTATCCAATAAGTCTAAGCGCCGCCATTCTGATTGAAGGTGTAGCATTTTCTGCGGCTTGTCCGGAATCGTCAACGTGACCTGCGTTATAGACAATCACATAACCGTTCCCTGCTCGGCCTTGTTTCCAGTATCCATCTTTGTGGTATAACTGGCCGTCATGAAACCGATAATCCGAAGCGCTTAAAACTTCACCGGTAGAATTAAAATCTTCATAATAAGTCACAGATGTAATTGAATTTACTGGGCTTCGCAGAAGGTCAATAGTTTCAATTCCGCCAGTTTGTTTTTGAGTGACTGCACGTTTTACTATCAAAACACCGCCCAGTTCATTTTCTAGCTGTTTTCTAACTGACTTATAAATTAACTCAATTAAATTATCATCAGTTGAGTAATCGACCTTCAAATAGTTTTTAGTTGTTACGATATCGAATAACTCATGAGTAGGCTCTGGAACAGTCACTGTGACCGACTGAAGCGGCGGTTTTGACCTGTAAAGCTGGTCTGAATCCCATTTCCAATACGTCATAAACTCACCTCCTACATTGGCGTTTCGTCTTCTTCATAAAACCGCAACTTAAATACTCCAGTTGTGTCTCCATCTGAAACTATGCGAATGATCTTGATTAAATAGTCTGTATTCGGTAGCAAAATAATTTCCCATGCTCCAAATGCAGACGCTTCGCCTGCAGATGAATGACCGATTCCGGTTGATCCGGATAAATAATAAACTCTACGTTTTGTTCCGTCTGAAGTCACTGTACTATTATTGTAAATCCTCATGGATGAAACGTTGTTGCTGTCTTCATCGGAATTGTAAATTGTTTCTTGTGTTGGACTTCCGTTTAACGCAACCGTCGGATTTGTGTACAAATACAGTTTCACTTCTGGCTTATTCGTCGTAATTACAATATCTTTTAAATGGATCTCATCCGTCCCAGTCCGAATATGATAATACTTCGGTACTGTTGTTGATAAAGTAAATTCAATATCACAATCAAATCCATAACCCTCGTGAATCCTTGCGTGTTCGTATTCGATTGTCTTTCGTGCAAAGGATCTCGATTCAATGCTATTTCTTGTCATGACCTTCCGCCTACTTCCTCAAATGCTTTTGTTTCGCTTTGTTTTGATCGGGTCTATTCGGCTTTGTCCGGTATAAATGAACCGGCGGATAATGTGAATCCAGCCATATTTCATATCCAGCGACTGCCGCCCGAATGCAGAAAGCGCGATCCTCCCATAACGAATAACTCACGTTATAAATCGGGCTATAATTCACACCGGATTCTATAACCGATCTATGAATCAGGATACAAGCGCCCGACATCCCCACGCGATGCAATCCCTTTTCCCTAAATCGGTTATATTCCTGATCTGCTCGGAATCCGTAAAAATCGAATATCCACGCATTCGGCTGTTCATCTGTTTCCGGTGTCCACTGTGTCCAAAAAACTTCCGCTACGATTTCTTTTTTATGGCTTAATAATTTGATTAACGTTTCAGGATGCAAAATCAAATCTGAATCAACAAGAAAAAAGTAATCATAATTATTGGCGATTGTATATTTCAGCAAAGCGTTTTTCATCTTCGTAACGTCTTTCAAATTCTCGTTCGTCCAGTGGTGCGTTTGATCGTCTCTTATATATTCATGTTCACTTTCAAACTCAATATATTGATCTGGCTTGAGAAACCTTTTTAATCTCGGTGAATTGTGCAGGATAAAAAATAAATCAACCTTAAACCCTTCGGTCTTCAGTTGATTGATTGCTTTCAAATATTTATAAAATGTCGTGTGATCCTGTCGTACCGGTGCGCCTAATAATATCTTCATGTTTGGCACCTCCGGATCAATCGACATATAATTTTTTCGCGTTATGTTTGTTTGCTTCATAGACTTCTTTGAAATGTGATTCCATGATTGCAACCTGTGCCAAATGTCCGAATTGAATAGTCGTGTCCAGAAACATTTCGACACCAGCATCTTTTAATTTCAGACAAAATGAAAGGTCTTCACCTAGTCCGACTTTAGGGAAAAAATATGGCGGCTCAATCGCTTCAAAGGCTTCCCTACGAATTAATGCACAGGCCATTCCAGCGCCTTCGATCCGAAGCAACCCTTCGCCATACTCTACCGGACTTTCCATATACCATTCGTTATTTTCGGCAGGCTCCAATTTACTATAAAAGCATGGCTGATATGGATGGACACGCTTAAATGCTTTAGCCGTAACGAACGGCTTATTATGCCTAGCTAAATATTCAATTGATCCAGAATGGAAAGTCATGTCAGAATCAATAAACATTAGCGCATCCGCTTCTGATTCTAGAAATTTCTGCGCGATTGTCTCGCGTGCATCATATACTAGGCTATTCTGCGTCATACAAAAAGCCAATTCTATTTCACTATTTCTATTCGCTAGTTTTACAAATGATTCAAAGCAAAAAAATTCAATCGGCCGGTTAATCGGTACACCAACCATCACTTTTTTAATTGGCTTCAATTCCATTTTCACACGCTCCTGTTTTCGTGTTTCCTGTAATTAATCGGGGAAAAGTGATACAGGCTTCACCTTGTCGAACGTCTTCTATTCCCCGATCCGCGCGAATCGCGGCTCTAATTATTAACCTTGATAACGATCATTACCGCGTACGTGAACCGCGCTGATACTCGAAGCAGTATCTACTTTCGTCAAGTAAACCCCGATGTAACGGTTACCTTCTGTCAGGTCTGTAACGTTAGCGTCAACCGTTGTAACATTTGTTGCGGCTGTCGCCACAGATACAGTTGTAGTGGAAAGCAGAGTAGCGACCGCACCAGCCCACGTTGCCGCGCTTGATTCATACAGTTTCACAACAAATGTCGAAGCTGTTGTTGCTGTACCATGTGAAGCGACTGCGGCATAACGTCCGAATTGACTCATATCAACAAGCGTACTGGAGGAAATACCAGCAGACACCTGCGGATAAATTGCCTCTGAAATTGTTACTTGTTCAGTGATTTTTGCGTTTGGCATTTTTTAACCCTCCTTTTATTAAGTCAATTTTACGAACGGCGAAAGAGTAGAACCGCCTGCGCGTGGTGTAATTGCAGAATCAATCCATGGCTGACCGGCTACGCGGCTAACAAATCGCCAGCTTTTTTCATCCGTCTGGAATTTCACATGAATGGATTCATCCACAGTCAATTGTTGACGGTCACCGATCAGATAATAGGACATATCAGCAAGCAAGATATCACCGGAAGTTCCCAGCGCCGGAAGTTTTTCCGATACGATAACCGGAATACCATAGATAGTTTGCGGCAGAGCGCCTGCGATATTGCTATTAGAGCCTGGCAATAAGATATAATTGCTGTTTTCGTCTTTCAGCTTATAGATTTCCGGCAGTACGGATTGATTGATAACCCATACTTTCGAAGAAAGAGAACCGTAAGAACGTGCCAGCATTTTAACAAGGTCAACCGTACCTACGCGGCTTGCAGTCGTGCGCGTCTCTGCAATCGTAGCAGGTGCATTCAGGATACCAAGCGGCTTCCCTACACCGTTACCAGTCAAGAAAGCCACATCTTCTTCAAACGCAATTGTTTGTGCGAACAGGTCTTGAAGCAATCCGCCCATTGAAACGATAGCGTCATTGTTCAATTCATCCGATGATTCAACGTAACCAATCAGCTTATTAGCTTCAAGCGTAATCTGTTTGAATTTCGGAGCGCTCGGTGTTTTTGTTTCTGCTTCGCCTGTCCAGTAAGCGGCAACACCACCAAAGATAGAACCTGCGGCATTACTTGCCACATTTAATGCTGGCATTTTCAAAATGTTACTGTTCATATTGATAACGCGTGCGCCGCTTCCTCGCACTACGGAACGCTCAAGACGAACCTGTGCTACTTCGTTCATGAATTGCTCCGGAACCAAGAAACCTCCGTCTACACCTACGGATTCACCAAGCGCTTTACGCGTCATTTCGCGCAGGCCGGAATCACCGCGGCGTGCTTTTACCAAGAATTCTCCAAATGTTTCTTTTTTCTCTGGAGCTACAAATGCGGATTTTTTGGATTGCTCAAAAATCTCCGATTTTGTTTTTTCAAGTTCCGTTTGGAATTTACTAAAAAGTGCATCGACATCTGCAGATTGGTCTGCGCGATTATTAAGGCGCTCCATCAGTCGATCTTCAAGGGATTTCAATTCGTGCTTGCTTGCGCCATTGGAAAGCGCTTCGCCAATTGCTTGTTGGATTTCTTTAATTGCATCCATCTTTGTCACTCCTTCAAGTTTTGTTTTTTGTCCTTCATCATAAAAAGCGTTACATACTGCGAACCTTTGGCCATTGTCCGGAAAGTCCGCTACTGCTTCAGCATCACCCATGCAACGATCAATAAATTCGTCTCTGCTTTCTCCGGATCGCGGACTAGGCATTTTTGAATCCTCGAATCATTTGCAGGATTGCTTGCACTTCTTTTTGTTCTTCATCATCAACTTTTTGAGTGGATTCTTCCGGCTCAAGCTGTTTGATTAACTCATTTAATTTTTGAATTGCGTTTTTAATCTCGCCAATATCAGCGTGTTTTACATCATATAAAAGTTCGCTTAGAGACTTTGCAGAAGTAATCCGCGCTTTCTCGTTTGCCGCAAATGTAACCGGCGAAAACTCCCACAGGCGCAACTCTTTTAGCATACGATTTTTAGCTTTGTACTCGTCTTTGATTATATCATAACCTATGCTCATCTCATCAATGACACCATCGCGCATCAATTCCATAGCCTTTCGGCCTGTGTCGGTCATTGAAATTTTCGCTTTGATATATAATCCTTTGGAATCCTGTTCCATGTGAATCGGCTTCCCGATTGGCTCGCTGGTATCGTGCTGCCATAAAACCTTTACGCGTCCGCTGTTCTCTTTTAGCGTTTTCGTGAAAGCGCCATTTTCGATAATATCGCCATATGAATCGACATTCCCGAAGTAAGCCGCGTAGCCTTCAATCGTATTATCGCCAGCCGCTTTTAATTCAAATCTACTCGCTTTATATTGCATCTTTACACCTCCTATTGGATATCCCGAATTCTTCTATATCCGATTGTGCATCTGCAATTTATTCTTTCACGCGCCGATAACTGCGGATCAGCAGGGAATTCACCAGATGATTGGCCTACCCTAAAAAGTGCTTCAAGTGGGATCGGGTCTTTGCCGCGCATATCCGCGTGCGTATCTCTGGTGTCATCGTCCGGTGTGGATATCCAGATTTTGCGGATTCTCGCACCTTGTTGTTCCGCCTGTTGTGCGCCTTCTAAACTTCCTTTTGACGCGGCGGTCATTGTTTCCGTTCGTGCAATAACCTCTGACCTATTGGGAATAATTTGATCCAGATATAACTTTTCAATATTATCCGCAATCGTATCTGGCTGACCAGCTTTTCCAATGGCCAGACCTGCGGCAATTCCAGAAATGATGATATCTTTAATTTCGCGCTTCGTTGTATCATCAATCATGACAACCGCGTTCCCGACATTTAAGGTGATCCAGTAAAGCAGTGCGTCCGTATAACCTTCAAACCTTTTTGTCATCATTTTCTTATCTTGCAATTCGTCAAAGGTCTGCAATCCAAATTTCTGTATCGTGGACATATAAAGCGCCGTTAAAATGTTCCTTAGGTCTGCGCTTGTCTCTTCGACCACAATGTCAACGATTTCCGCCGCTTCTGTAGGCGACTTTCCACGAATGGCCTTTTGCAAATCATCGTTTTGTTCGCCGAAGTATTTTTTAATCTCTCGCTGAACCTTTACAATGATTTTTTCGCGCTCATCATCAATTCGTTTCCAGTATGCTTTTTCCTCGTCCGGCTTCATATCTACTGCTTTTTTTTGCTTGTCCTTCGCTTCCTGAATAACTGCTTTCATGTGATCCAGTCCACGACTTCCGACCATGTGCCATTTAACCTGTGCAATTACACCAGCAAGCCGATGATCTCGAAAGTGTCTGGCGCTCCATGCTTCACGCATCCGGATGATATCGATATCGTTGGCTGTTAATTCATCAGCGCTTTTCCCTTCGTCCCTTACTCGTTTAATAACTCGGTAGGTGTCATTACCTTGAATATTTCCACCTTTTGCCCAAATATCGGGCCAGTTATTACGCAAGTCTTCGGCATAGTCCAAAGGGAATAATTGATATTGAGAATTGGCAAGTGTAATCGTTTCATCTTGACCGGCTACCGGAAAGTTAGTAGGCTCTTTTTTTTTTGCAATTTCAATCTGGATTTCGGTGGCTTCTTCTTCCTCGTCACCGTCTTCAAGTTCGATTTCTTCCGGCTCGACTTCTTCTAGTTCATCTTCCATCTCTGGCTGTTCTTGTTCCGGCATAACTGGCTGTGTCGGAAGCGGCGCGGTTACTGCTTGCGCTGTGGCTCCGATAGATAACTCATTGAAATATAGATTGCCGCTGACCGGATCGTCTTCGTAATCCAGTGCATAACGGCCTTCATTTCTTTTAATCAATCCGGATTTCCATAGCATATCAATACGTTTTGCTTTATTGTCTTCATTCTCTTTAAGCGCTCCGACATTGGAAAGGTCATAACGCAATTCCAAATTGTCAGCGTATCTAGGCAAAAGGTCTTGCTCCAGCTTATCTTTAATATGGTCAAGATATCTCGATATAACGGTATTTTCCCAGAATGCCTTTTGCGCTTCGCCGTAATTACTGTAGGTCTGACCTTCCGGATCGCCTACAATTTGAGACGGAACACCAAAGGCAGAACAAATTTCGATCCGGTTAACCTTGCGTTGGTTTAGAAAGTCCATGTCCAAAGCGCTTAAGCCTATCTGCTGATAAGTCGCCTTATCCGAATTGAGAATCAATGGAATACGCGCATTCGATCCGCCAGCATATCGTTTTTGCCATTCTTCGCGCAACGTTTGCTGTAATTCTGGAGACGGATTCTGAATCTGGAATACACCGGCCGGAACCCCTGCATTTTGCAGTGTCGATTTATTCCAGTCGACCGCTTCATTTTCGGTGTCGATTGTCCGACTTAATGCTCTAATCGGTGACTGTCCCTGATATACGTCTAAAGGATCATTAAATTTAGACCAAAGTATTTCCTGCGGCTCATAATAAATTGGTGAATCCAGCCTGTATTCGTATCCACCTATAAATTGTGTTCGGTGTGGAATCGGATACATATAGTGTGGATATAAAGGATATAGTGCCGCTGGCGCGTTTGGATTGCTATATTCAGCGTAGAATTTACCCTCTATAGCCAAATAGGTAGCCCAATAATCTAAAAAGTCTTTCCCCGACATATAAGGGTTAGCTCTTTGATTTAGCATGGTTAAAATCGGATGATCTGTAATTTCAATTAACCGACCGCCGCGACCTTTACGATATAACAACCAAGGAACGCTTGACACTGCGCCAGAAATTGCGCTTACACAAGCATACACCCACACAACGCGGTTATAACCCTCGCTGATAAATTGCTTATCTTTTTGAGTTGTCCACACCGGCCGATCCAGATTTCCAGACATAACATAGCGCCATTTATCCTTTTTCAGAAAGTCAAAAATGCCCACTCGCTCACCTCCATTTTTTGAATTTGACTAGTTATATTATAGCGCAAAATTAAAATAGAATCGCAGGTGTCTGCTTTGACTTCCAATAGGCCAAACCTAGCGCTATCACAGTATCGTCATGGAATCCGGAAGGCGCATTATAACGAACGTTTCCTGCTCTAGTAATCTCGTATTCGTATATCTGCAATTCATTAATCAGTACATCAATTTGCGGAAATGTTAAAAGGCGCTGTTCGATACCAACCGCCAAATGTTCTATCAATTGCTGTTTTGACTGGCTGGATAGATTGTAGCCTTCAACCATTACACCTCTAGCCCGAAGCTGTTCCATTACCGGATCGCCTGCGCCGGTTGAATCCATCAGCACACTGGCCTTATATTTATCTGCCATCGCCTGAACCCTCGATAATTGAAGGCTATAGTCGATCTGATTAAAACGATCAAATGCCACAACATGGCGGTTTGAATCCATGCAAACCAACACTGAAAAATCTTGATGCTTCGCGATATCCCAGCCTATATAATACTGCTTTGATCTGATAGGCTCCTCGAATTGACCTGCTACGCAATCGCGTATATTCCTGAATACTCCGGCGCTGTCTTCTAGGAATTGTGCTTCGTACTCTTGCCGGAATACATCAGCCGGAAGGGATCTCCGCACCTCGTCTATCTCTGACTGTGGAATTAATGGATTTGTCCATGTCGGAAATGAATAGCTTCTATATTCCGTTTGTTCCGGATCGGCTCCTCTAGCATATAATTCATAGAACCAATTCCGGCCTTTTGGTGTTCCTACGATCAAAGCGCGTCCATTCTTATCTGATAGCGTAGGCCTTAGCGCTTGTTCCCATGCTTCGCGCTGGATCGTAGCCGCTTCATCTATTACTAAAAAATTGACACCTTCGCCGCGTAGTGCGTTGAAATTATCCGCAGACTTAAAAGAAATAGTTGAACCATTACGCAATAATATTCTTTTTTCGCTTTTCAAATTCTCGATCATAAAACCAGAATCCATCAAAGCGTTTTCGACCATTCTATATACAATCATAGCCTGCTGATAAGTCGGACTAACCCACCAGTTAACAGTTTTTTTATATGCTATCGCGTGTTCCAATAATTCATTTGCGCTGGCCATTGTTTTACCGAAGCGGCGGCCGCAACACGCTATCCGAAACCTTGAACGCTTTTTAATGTCTTGTGATTCATGAAATTGTTTTTGCCCAGCGTGCGGCGCATATAATTCTATTTCTTCTAATCCCATTTTAACTTCACCCTTACTGGCTTTTCCTCATCTCCGCTATGTTCTATTTTTTGCTTATTGCCATATTCATCGTTGTACTTTCTTTCTAAATACCAAGCACGAGCCTTCCAGTCATCTGACCTTTGGATATATTTAATCGCTTCGGCCTTCGCTTCTGCTTCTGCCTGCCTTAAAGCCTGCAGAAACTGCGAATAAATGGTGTTTTTGTTTTGTTCTAAATCTTGAATACCGCGTTTTTTCCAATCGAAAAAAGTGTGTTCACCTATTCCAGCCAGTGTTGCGGCATCTTTATAGAATGATCCATCCCTCACATATTGCGCTATCTCTTTTATAACCTGTTCATTTAATTTAGTCGTGCGCATATTCGCACCCCACTCCATAAATTTATAGCAAAAAACCAACCGCAAGCGGCTGGCTCATGCTCACTTCTATTTTATCATCATTCCGGAATATCAAAAATCAATTCTTGCTGTTCGTGCAGATACTCGTCTATCTCGAATTCATCTGGATGAAACATATTAATCTGCCGTTCCATCTCCTCCGGATTCTCAAACCAGAACGTCATAACGTGTTCAGACGATTTCCTTTTGATCCGTACACCGTACATTTTTAATTGATCGCTCATTCCGAACCATCCATCCAATCGTAGTGGATTCCATGAATTTTCAAAGCATCTCTAATTCCTTTTTGATAATATACAATTTCGTAATATCCTTTTATGCTTGGTGCATCGCTGTATAAATGCTTTATTTGTTCTTCCGCCGATAACTCCGGCTCATACCCAAGAACCAATGCTCGCATAATAACGTTGGCGTCTTGTTCGTTTAATATTTTAACGCGCTCGTCATAATCATGTTCTTTTTGCAATACATCCATCACAATCGAAGCAGGGCTGATATCAAAAATTCTTTGTACTAAATCTAACGCATCACACACGTCTTTCGGCAGTTTTACTTTTTCGCTCATACTACCTCCAGCATTTCGACTTTTACACCTTCTATACCTTTTTCAATCGCTATAGACATTTCAATTTTTACCACATGATTAAAATTATCATCCGGCAATATCCCAGCCAGTACCAAACCATCAATTATCATTTTGACCGTTGCCGCATAGTTATCCGGATCGCGCCGCTTACGATCACCAAATATAAAAGTGAATCGCACTTCGCATTTATCCACAGGATTTATCTTATTCCATATACAAGCCAATTCGACCGCATTTGACCATTGTTTTTTAATCTTATTCAGTTTTATATAATGCTCGTTTCGGTATTCGTTTAGGCTGTACGGCTTCTCATAAATCGTAATCGTCTGCATATTTCGCATAAGTTTTGTTAGCCGCTCCAGTCCTTAAACTTACATATCCAAATTGCTCTAGCGCTTTCAAGTCTGCATATATCGCTCGGCGCTCGACTTGGAACCAATTTGAATATATCCGCTTTAATTCAAATATAATTTCGCTCACACTTAATTCCTTTTGTGCATTCGCCAATATATTCAACACCTGAAGCAATCTGATCCTGACATTACGGTCAATCATTTTGAGTTTCCGTTTCGTCTATCATGTTTTGAATTTCTAGAATTGACATCATAATACCGTACTTTGTCATTTGACCTTCAACCAAAATATTGTCTAACAAATTTTGAAGGTTTTGTTTTGCTTCTTGCAAAACTGCTATTTCTATTTCTGCTCTATTCATTTTCCAAACCCTTTCAGATTCCAAATTGACCTTATTTCTATATAGTTCATCAATTCGATCATTTTTTCATATATCAAAATCAACTCTACCTCACTGCAATAAATCAAATCATCTTTCGTTCTGCCGCAGAAAGTCTTATGTTCTTTATACACTTGACTATCAAAAAACTGGTGCAAAGACGTTATCATGTGCAACCGGTCATAATATAATTTATTAGTCAATATCGCTCACACTTTCCGGCCTGATCCGCCAAAAATAAAATTTCTTTTTCTCTATATCGTTATATCGCTCGTGACTAACTTCTAATATATCCAGCACCATTTCTATGATCTGGCCTGCCGTTGCTACCTTGCCTATATTGGTCAACTGGATGTGCAAATTTGTGATCTGCCGCGCTTGCTCTCTGGTCAATTTCATTTTTCAATCTCCAGCAACTTTTCTAAATACCATTTCGCCTTTTCTAAATCCTGCTTTCCGTTTTTCAGCTGGAATCTGCTTATGTACTTCATAACATTCCCCAGTAAGAATCCCCTATACATTTCCGCGCTCATTTTCGCCTTCAAATAATCAATCGTTTCAATTCCGCCTGTCGTGTAATGCTGTGGACTGTTCACCGGATCATGATTCATTTTTTATATTCACTCCAAATGTAACCGACTGCAATTCCAATAAAAAACCAGAAAAATATTAATCCAATTACAACCATGTCAAAAAAAGTTAACATACATTCGCTATCATTCACTTTTCATTACCTGCCTAACTAGCCGCTCCAGTTCGCTGGCCTGTTGTGCTACTATTCCGGTGTGGCCGAAACCGCCGCTTCCGCGCTTTGTTTCGCTTAACTCGTCTGAAATCACTAATTCCGGCAATTCAACCCGATTAAATACCGCCTGAGCGATTCTATCCTCAGCATTGACGATAAAATCAGTTGATCCAATATTTTTAATGATAACCCCGATATCTCCACGATAATCTGAATCAATCGTGCCAAGAATCTGGATAATATCATACTTCACAGACAATCCGGATCGCGGCCTGATCTGCATTTCCCAATCCGGCGGCAATTCAATACTGACACCAGTTTTAATTACTCGCGTTTCACCGGCTGGAATCAATTCACTATCTAGCGCCATCAAATCGAATCCTGCCGCGCCTGTTGTCATCCGCTTCGGCATCTGCGCGCCTTCTGCCAGTTTGATTTTAATTTGCATGATATACTTCCTCCCTAATTTTTATCTGTACTGCATGAATGTCTAACCGTTCAAATATGTACTTGCCGTTAATCTTTTGCAAACTTACCGCATTCATATCCGCCAGTTCCCGAACGATCTGGAATATAATTTCATACGGCATATTAAAACGCTTTTCCAGTTCACCTTCTGTTTTCCAGCGCTTTTTTAATCCGTTATAAATCTTAAACTGTACATCATCCATGAAAACGGAATCTTCATTTGAAGGCTCGACCGCGTTAAAATTGATATTTGCCAGCGTCCATAAAACCTGTGCTTTCGTCAAATTCAGCCGCCGCGCTATTTCCGATCTTGACAACCCCTGCGCATTTAATCGCATGACATCAAATTTTGTTAGCTGATCCGGAACGAATGGTTTAATAGGTGGAACCAGTAAATCCAGTGTCCCGAATTCCTGAATTTTTAACACGCGCTTATTTAGTCCATAGTTTTTGTTGATAACTTCAAAAGTGTCGTCATCGTGCCGCTTCACCATCTTGCGTTCATTCAGAAACCGAATAACACCGGCTACCTGCTTTTTCTGCATTGTTGTCGTCAAACGCTTCAGTATTTCATCATAGCCGATCCGATCCGCGCCTATTGCATTTAGGACTTCATATTGAAATAACGTTACGTCAACCTGCATCCGGCTCACGCTCCAAGTAAATCCCTAGTAGCACACCGCGCAACCGTTCAATCTTTTTCATCGCTTCACATAACCGCATTGGCTCGGTCAATTTATAACCTTTGTAACAAACCCTATAAAGTGGTACCATGTAATCAGTCACCTTCCCTTTGATTGAATGATTATATGCCCTCTCCATGATCCCTTTTTGGGATCATTTTTTTATCTATTTTTAAGCCTATGATTCATATTTTGACCTTTTAACACAAACCGATTTCCTCGCGTCATTTCATAAATTCTGCTACCTAGCGCTTCGTCTATATCCAGTAAATTTTCAAAATCTTTTTCACTGGTCAATAACACCGGAAGGTGATTTAAGTATCTGTAATTAATAATTGAAAAAATCGTCTCGATCTGAAAAGCAGTTGGTTTATCGCGGCCTTTGAACAAGTCGTCAATAAATAGCACTCTGACTTTTTTTATGTAATCGGTTTTCTGTTCAATTTCATCAAAGTTAGATTTAAGGTTATTAATTCCTTCTACATAGGGAAAATATAAAACCTGAATCCCACTTTTCAGAAGTTCATTAGCGATTGAACAAGTTAAGTGTGTTTTCCCTGATCCGACCTGACCGACCACTGCAAAACTATTACACCGTTCACCTTCGATTTCTGCGAATTGCTTTACATACTGCATAGCCGCATTTTTAACCTGAATAACTGGCGCAGGCTTTTCATCTGTTATAAAGGTTTCAAAGGTCAATTTCTGAAATTGTTCTGTGATCTGTGAAGTCTTAACCAGTTTTTTAATCCGCTTAACTGCCGCGCATTCGCATATTTTCCACGCTTCGCGGCCTTCGCTACGGATCAAATAACCTTCCTCATCCCTACACCGTTCGCAGTCGTACACCGTCATATTCTGCGGCCTTTGCTCTGATCTGTTCAATTCGTTCCGGCTCTGGCTCGTCATCGCAGATAAGTGTGCAGGAATCGTTAATGCCTGCAAATCTCGAAGGCGTGACAATAGGCTTTCTGTTGTCGCTCCAACCTTTCGCACTCGACACCTCCCGATTCATCTGGATAACTAGAGTTCCGGCCTTATCTCGTAGCTTCTTAGTGCTCAAGATGTTCGACTTCCAAAAATCGTCCGTCTGGCTAAATTCAATCATTCGCTTGACCTGATCGAAGGTGTAACCATCATTGTCCATCATCAGCCGGATATTCTCGCGCCAGTTGTTTAAATTCGGATCGTTCACATTCGGATTGTTCACTTTCATTTTTTGAATCAACAAATCGGTTAAAAAAATCACATCATCCGAATACTGTGCAACCGTTGCATTTTTCGCTCTAACAGGTTTTTCGCGCTTTGGCTTGTCTTGTTCCGTTTCGATAACTTCCGCCGCTTCCTGCGGCTGTTCTGCTTGCTTCTTAGGCCTTCCTCCTTTAAGTCCGTTTTCTGATTTAACATTAACCTTTTGCTTGTATTTTTCCATCCGTCTATTCAATGAATCAGACCAGAAGAAATGTTCATCACAAACAAATAAAGCAAACTCATAAATACAATCATTTATAAAATTTTTAGCTTCTTCGGCAGTGCATCCAAATTCATTTGAAAAACCGTAGTATGCAAACTTCTGATTAAATGGCAGTTTATGATCTGCGCTTTCACGCATCATTTCAATTATGATCCAATACATACCATAACCGGCCGTTCCATACTTAGAGCGTAGCGCTTGAATTTTCAAGTCGCTTCTTGCGTTTGAATCGTGTGAGAAATAAAATGCATCTTTCAAGCGCTACACCTCAATTTTTTTAATAACTTTTTCTAGTGCTTTACCGGTCATGAAATGGATTGCAAATAATCCAAGATATAAAACCTTCATCTGGTCACCTCTCGTTTCGATCGGCTCCCGTCTCCACCTTTTTTTATTTATCTCTCTGTAAGTAAGTTCTTAGTGCTTCGTTAACGATTAACTGTTTTCCGCCATGTCCATATTCAAATGCTTTGATTCTTAGTTTTTCTAATAAATCAATTTCAACCTGAACACTAATTAATTTGCTATCTTTTTTGGTTTGAATGTTTTGCATCATTTCACCACCCTTCACAGAAAACAATTATAACATAAAAAAATGAATAAATAAATAGAAAATTTCACATCGTGTTTTTGAAAAAAACACTTATTATCTTTATCTACTTTATTTTAATTTCTTTTCTTTTAATTTCTTTTTATTTCTTTTGGTTAATTTAGCTTTCGGTTAGGTTAATTTAGCTTTCGGTTAGGTTAATTTAGCTTTTACTTAGGTTTTTTTAGCTTTTGATTAGGTTATTAAAATAACCCACCGGTTATGCTTCGGTTATTTTGGGTTTTTGTATGCAATAAAAAAAGCCGGATCGGCTCCGGCTCCTTGCTAAATAATCAATATATCCTCTGTTTCGCACTATACACTGTATATGATCCGTCTGTGAATGTCATATCAATTTTAAGCTGGACGCTAGGATATAAAATCACACCCTGCAACACCTTGCCAGTGGATAGGCTACAATGGTTATACCCTAAATCACCGCATGATGCTGTTAGCGTTTCGTTGAAGTTTTTGACTATATTCTGCAAATTGCTACCGGCTATCTGATAGCCAAATACCATATAACTCACTTTTACTGTTTTCAATTGTGACTTTGATTTATTGTTTGTTTTTACTACCTGCACCGCTGCGTTTACGCTCATGTATGTATTGGGTAGGTTACGGCTTAGTTGGCCGATCCCTAGCACTCCCAGCCGGTAACCGTTAGGCAGATGTTTGATGTCCTTAAATTCTGTTGTCTCCGTTTGGCTTAGATAAGCCTGCGCCGCCTGTGGATAACTCATAACGCTTGTCCAAATAATAACCATACTTAAAGCCAGCACCGATAATAATATTTTTTTCATTGTCCGATTTCCTCCTGAATTCTTTTTATTTCTTCCTCGAATGCTTCCCTGATCTTCTTTGCTCTGGCTTGTCCGATTCCGGAAACTGACATAGCGACCTTTTCAAATAAAGCAGAAGCGGCGCTGAATCCTACCATGATCCCTTCGTCTAGTGCCTTCCTGATCCGCTCATGCTCTCTTAGCTTTGAAGCGTCCGGCATAATAACCGAACGCTTTACAACCTCATTCTGTTTCAATCTGCGGCGCGTCTCTCTGTTGATTATATTCCCCTCCTAGAAAAAAACTTTTTCATTTCCCGATCAGTCGTTTCATTTATTGCAAAGTACGGCCTTAAAATTGATACTTCTTTTTCTGGATATAGATATACGTCATAAGTTATTAAATTGTTTTCATGATTATCGTTTATTGATACCACATAAGCATTTTTTGAACATAATAAGATATTGATTCTATCAAATTCAAAATTGTAACCTTTGTATAAATACATATTTTCGCCTATATCTAAATAACCTTCCCACCAATTGCAACACTGCAAACCTGTGTCTGATTGTTCGTAATAATCTAGTGAGAATTTTTTTTTACACTTTAAGCATAAAAATTCAATTTCTAATCTGTAATATTTTTTGTATTCTCCCCAAGGATAATTATCTAATTCAATAATTTTGTTTTTTTTGCTTCCGCAATCACAAATAATTTTATGGTCATGTGTCCAATCTTTAACTAAATTCATTTAATCACCAATGACCGCGACTGCGTGAGAGTGCATCCGGCTACCTCTGATCCGGATTTAATCGCTTCAGCAATAGCCTTTTTATCTGTCTTCCGTTCTATGACTTCGCGGATGTACTCTGCAGGAATCAACGATTCATCTATGATCTGAACGGATGCCGGATTGTTCCGGATCGTGAAGTTGTAAAAAGCCGTTTTGAATTTATCGCGTTTCGCCGCTTCCATGCTGGCGAACAGATAACTTTTAAGGCTCTCGCGCTGTTTGCTGACAATCGCGGCGCGTTCAGATAGTCGCTTTACTTCTGCCTTAATCGCTTCTTCTGTTGCTGTCAGTTGTGCCATGATACGCGCGATGTTATCTGCTTTTGCTTCGAATGCTTCTTCAATTGCGTCCAGTGTATCGCGTAAAACTTCAGCATCCAGTTGTTCAGAACCTTCTACCTGCGCCGCTTCCATCATATCCACAATCTGTGCATATTGTGTGGACAATTCATATAATTTCATATTGTCACGCTCCGGATTATTGATATAATATAAATCTGGTGGGGAAGGCTTCCGAGTTCAGGCGGAAGCCTTTTTCATTTAATCGTTATGTCTGTACAGACTTTGCAGTGCGCTAATCTGTACCTTGATTATCTCGATTGCTTCTAGCGTTGCCTTAAAACGTGATTCCGCAAAATCCCTCTTAAACTTCTGATCCGCGCATGATCCTCGCGCCAAGTCTCCGACCAGTGCCGCCGGTTGACCTTCCGCGCGTAATCGTAGAATTTCCTGTGCTAAGTCCATTCGATACACCCTTTCGCTTTCGGCCTTTTCTTTAGCCTGCTTGTAAAGGATTCTCTGTGCTTCGTCTAGTCGTGTGATAAGCGCTTCAATTCGTTCAGCATATCCGGCCCGATCCATCAGAAAGGCAGGTCTGCATCCGCGACAACATATTCATCCGGTGCATTAGATTCTTTGAATGATAGCAATTTGAATTCTTTGACGCGGATTTCTACGGCATACTGTTTTTTTCCGTCTTTATCCCAAGTACGCTGGATAAGGTTTCCGCTTATTGCAATCTTTTGACCTTTATATGTGATTGTCGCTACTTTTTCGGCTACTTTATCAAACCATTTGATATTAAAAAAATAGGTCTTTTTGTTTTCACCGAATCCGTCATTCACTGCAATTGAGTTATCTAGAACCGCTACTCCAGATTTCGAGTAGAACAATTCTGGCTCCTTTGTTAAATTGCCAATTAGGTTTACGTTATTCATTATTTACTTCCTCCTGTTTAGTTTTTCTCTGCTTTAACTTATCCGTTAAAACCTCTTCGATCTGGCTCCATGTCATACCCTTGTTGCGTAGTTTCTGGATGCCTTCTTCATATCCTTGTAAATCTCCGGCTAACAGTTGCCATTTCGCTTTGATTGCCGGATCGTTGCTACGGTCTGGCTCGTTCTCAAGTTCTTTCTGGTGACTGATCGCGTTTTCTACTTCTTCCTTACTGGATACCGCACGTTTGACTAATTCACCAGCTACGGCCAGCGCTCTGCCTATTACACTAGTCTCTGCCACCTCGATTAAAGAGCCCTTCAAAATGTGACTGCTTCCTTCGATTTCGTAGGTGTGACCTACCGCGCATGGGTGCGGATCGTTCATATCTCGCCATACCATCGCACGCATTACTAAAATGCCATCTTGCCAACTTACAATTTCCGTATGAATCCGGCCGTTCGGATGCTTCGCCCAAAACGAATGAATACGTTCGTTAACTTCGACATAGTTAGCTAGCCGGTCATTTGTCTGCGGCTTGCTTTGAAATTGCTTTGTCATTTTATCACCTCAAATAAATTGTCTGGATCGAACGCGACATTAAAGGTCTTTGCCGCGTGGATCACTGCCGATAGACTCGAATCCATTATGTCCTTAAACGCTTCGGATACGACACCAGTCGGGTCAATGTCATATCCGATTTCCTCTGATACTCTAATTGCTAAATCGAATGATACACCGCACCATGCTGTCTCGATACGGCTGATTGTCACTACTTGAACACCTAGACGTTTTGCAAGTTCTGATTGTGTCATTAACTGTTTCCGGCGCTCTTGTAGCCGCTTTCGCATTATAATCCCTCCACTACTGCCGCCAGCGATAACAAGACGATTAAAACCGCTGAACAGCGAATCATGTAAATATAATCTTGTTTGCTGGCTTTATCGCCTTCGAAAAAATCGGCGAAAAACTCATAAATAAAATTGCTCATAAATTCACCTCCCCGACTTACAAGAATTTTATATCATAATCATTATAACGTTAATCATTGGCCTTGTAAATTGAAATATTAAAATGCTTGTAGACTTCGATTTCAAAAATCTTTAACGCAAAATCCAGTGCTTTCGCCTGTGCCCTGTCGATGTCATGGCCGTATTGCAGATTTGATTCCATGTAACTATTAATGAAATGCTGAAGTTTCTGATGATAACCTTCAATCAATTTCTGCACCTGCTCATTTGTTACTTCGTTCTTAAATTCAATCTTCTGTAGTTCCATTGTGTCACCTCCTTCATTGGCGCTTTATCGGCGGCCGGATCGCGTCCGGCTACCTGTAAAACGTCAATCAAAATGGTACGGTGTTGAATTTATAAATCCATTCGCTGTCATCGTCACCGCGTCCGACTTTCTCTGTCACGTTCATCCAAACTGAAAACGTGATCGGCTGACCGTCTGCTGTTTCCCATTCGAAGATGTTATGCCCATAATTGCCTTCACGATCCGGATCAGTGCAGTTTTTGATCTTTTCAACAAAATCACTGAACGAAAATTCCAAGTCGTAACCATGTGCTCCCTCTGCCTTCATCATGTCCACGAATTCAAATTCTGTCATTTGTCATTTCCCCTTTGAGTAATATTTGAAGCGGCGCTTCATTGATTGCCGGATAGGCTCCGGCAACCTGTGAAACGTCTCTTACCTTTCGATATTGCAGATAATTTTTTCATCAGAAGCCTGCGCAATAACTTGATTTGACCAAACGCAATTTTGATAAATATCTGATTCTAGAACAATCGCAAAGTAATAACCGTTCTTGAATTCAACGTTAGCCTGACCTGTCATGAAATGAATTTCATATCCGGTGAAGCCTTTGAAATGTGAATTGATAACCTCTTTGATCGTTTCCGGTGTTGCCGCAAGTGCGATTAATTTGCTGGCGATTTGTTGCGCTTTTTCGTTTGTCATTTCGATTTCCCCTTTACTTGAATTTGTGTTTTTTAAGCATAGTATGGGCAACTGCTTATATATACATAATATCATCATGATGATGATAAGTAAAGCATAATTTATTCATAAAAAAAGACCGCGCTCGGCGGTCATTTCTTTAATGTATTTTTCACTCCGGAATGTGCGCCAATAGCCGCTAATCCGATTGCACCGCCTAGCGTAATGCCTTCTAGAACGTCCCACTGCTTCAGCATCAACCCGATCAATACACCGCTTAGAATGGCCAGCGTAGGGATATAACGCGGCTCGAATCCGGCCTGCTTCATAGCCGCCAGAATCCCAACCAACACCGGAACGATTGCTAAATATTGCGCGTCAATTGTCATCAGATCACCTTCGCCCTTTGTAAGGCCACCAGCAACCGGAAAAAGTCATGTGATCCGGATTCTATCGCAGTGAATAACCCTTTTTTCAAAGCGGCATCGACTGCCGATTTCGCCCAATCCGGAACCGGCTGACTGACCTTTTTCTCTAATATGTCCAAGCGCTTCAATACTTCCATCATCTGCGGATCATCTCCATATAGGCATAATTCCATTTCAAAAGCGACATCATCTAGTAAATCATCCATAGTTTTATTAATCAATTTTAAGCTATTTACCGGATCTGTTTTCCGCTTCGGGTCAAGTTCAAAATGACCGACTATGTGCAGGTGTGGATTTAGTCCATACTGGTGACATAGATAGGCCAGCGTCCAGACATATTTTGAATAGGCTTCCCTAGTGTTGACTGGATCGCCAAAACATAATTCTACCCCAATTGCGCTGGTGTTGGCATCATCTCCGAAGCGCTTGTTATCTTCATCGACATTGAAAAGAACGTGCCATGCTATTTCCGGATTATCAAAGGCTGGGATGCACTCGACTATTTCAAATCCGTCTACAAATATATGTGCGGATACACTTTGTTCATTTGCTGTCCGTTCATAGTACATCACATTCGCGCGTGCACCGCTTCCGCTGTTTCCGGTGTCATGGGCTACTATGAATTTCACTTTGTCCAGCTTCCGACCGGATCGGCGCTTTGTACCATGAGACAAAAATACTTTTTTTATCATGTGTTTCTGCTTAAAGGTCAACCGTTCCACCCCTCACATGATCCGGATTATATAGGTTACTGCTCCAGTAAGAAATACACCGAAAACTGCCCTCCACAACCAGCGCTGATTGTCTTCCAATTCCGTTAATCTGCGGTTTACAGTGGGATCGGCAATCATCATATCTAGCTTTGTTTCAAGTCGCGTCAATCGCTGTAAAATCTCGGTGTTATTGTCCACTTCATCACCGCCTATTCAGTCGGCTGATCGACCGGTTTCGGTTTGTAAGTCTCGTAATCTACCCATGTATTAGGCTCAATTTCAACCAGCTTCTGGCCGTTCTCAAGCGTCTTTGTAGGCAGTTGTTCAAATTGTTCAATCGTCATTTTTTTATCACTCCTAATTGTTCTCTTGATTGTACATGACGTTAGAAATTAATTCTTGTGAAGCTCCCAAGTTCTGCATGATTTCAACCTGAACAGAATTTAAAAATGTTAAATCGCAATAATAATCAAATGATCGACCGGCAAAATATAACGATACGTTCGCCGCGTTATTATTGTGATCCAGACCGACACCGCCGAAAGTTGCCGCCGCGCTCGGTGATATTGTACTTTGAACACCATCTATAGTTACCCGAATTGTCATGTACTGTGATGAAACGCTACCGCTTGTTATTGTAATTTTTGAAATTCTACCGCGTACACCCGTACTGTTGACCAGTGTATAATATGTCCCACTGGCTGTTGTATTGTTGACGTACACAAAAATTTTTGCTGCTCGATTTACAACTGTTGAATTCGGAAAAGATACAATAGGCATTTTATTATACCTCCTCAATTCCAAAAATCGTACAAATAATATCTGTCCCTGCATCTTGTCTAGCCGCTACAATCGTACTGGCCGCCGCTACAATTTTTGTATCCTGAACAATTACCGAAGCTGTTCCGTTTACTTGCAAACCAATAATAACTGAATTTGTTGAAAACGTGCCGCCTACCGTCACGTTAATTGTTCGCTGTGTCGTGCCGGTATTGGCAAAATAAATTTCTGTAACCTGCGCCGTTGTACTCGCTGGTACTGTGTACACCGCCGCCGTTGTTGTTGATAAGGCTGTTTGTGCTAATCTTTTTGCGTAGCGTGCCATATCAAATCATCGCCCCCATACTTAAAGACATTTTAAATTCATCAAAGGTCAAACCTCGTCCACCTTCTGTTATTGCCAATTTATCAGCCGCAGCCCAGTATATTCCGGTGTTAGAATCTGTAGCTATCGCAATAGAAGGTGTTCCCTGTGTTCCGGTTATAACGTCAAGCTGTCCAGTCATGGCTACCGATCCATCAATAGGCAAAGCGGCAGATATTCCGGATTCAATTTTATTCAGATTAGTTGCCGATAGCGCTGGCGCTGTTCCATTCACCCAAGTCGTTGGACTGTATGCTGGCATCTTTATCCCCTCGCAATCGTATCCGTTCGCTGAAATTGAACAGATTCTAGGTTTGTTTTGTTCCGGCTGTAAAGAATCCGGCTAATCATCACACCGCTATTTGTTGCCGTTGTCGCAGTCGCTCCGGCAAAGACACCGACCTCATAAATCTGGGCTACGGCTTCCGTCTCGGTCAAAATCGCAATCGTCTGCAATACACCGGTTGAAACTGCTGTTTTACTATAAACGGCTTTCCGAAAAAACTCTGCGCCTAGTTGCGTATCAGTAGCCGATACTGAAGCCGATCCGGAACCGACCGCTATAAATTTAATCTCGCTGTTTGTTATCGTGCCGCGTAGGCTCTCGCGGATTAAATTTAATCCGGAATCGGTAATCATGTTATTGATATGCTGATCGTGCTCCCAATCGCCGCCTACCGGTTTTATATATACGTCAAATTCCCCTAACCAGCCGCGTAAATCATGTTCCATTTTTATACCTCCTTCTAACAAGGATATAGCGTTGTACTCGGATAAAGCGCATTGTCCGGAACAGGACAAGCAAAAATAGTAGGTGTCGTTGTCTCGCTCCAGTTGTCGGTTTCATAAGTTGTTTTCAATACGATTAAGCGCTCATTTGAATCAATAATCAGTCCGGATTCCTTACGGATCAATCCCTTAAAAAAGTTTGTCCATCCGCCGAATGCTTGACCGTCCACTGCGTGGATATCATAGACGAATAGGCCGTTATCATTTAAGTCTCGCATTGTCACGCGGTCAATTAAAAATTCTGCCGCGCTTATTCCGTACTTCGTAAGCGTTACCGTCTGAAGCTGACCGGCCGCTAATCCGTTTGTGTACGTCTGGAAAGTCAACTCACGTTCTACCTTTGTATATTTAGACAGTCGTCCGTTAGCGATATCCAGCGCTTGTTGTTTATCTACCACGTTAGGCATTGTCTCCAGCGATTCATATACACCGGAAGTATTCTCCAATGTCTGCCGCGCTGTTATAGCGTTGCTGTCTTCCACAACCACCAATAGCGGAATCAGTCCAATATAATCTATCTCAATTGTATCAGAAGTCGATAGTACCGTCTGTGAATTGTCCTGCGTAATTGAGTTTGAACCATACGACCAATACCACTGAAGCGGTATGACCTGTCCGTCTAATCCATTAACCCCGATCTGCGCCGGATCGACCGCTACGGAATTTATGCGAATCACTGGCCGTTCAGCAATCGGAAAACGTGTGACAAATGTTCTTGTCACACCGTCCGGTTTCGGTGTCACATCCTCCCCTGTGATCGGTGAATCTGTCGGTGTCTGGCCGCCGCGTAAATACTGCCGGTTTCTATATCGGCTCCGGTCTTGCCTTACATTAATATTGACGATTGCAGACGTATCAATAATATTGAAAGGTGCGACATCAGCAGAACGCGCTTTGAAATGAAGGGTCTTGTCATAGTCGATATACCAGATAAAACCGCAAACCTCTGCAAGTTCGTCAAATGCCTGTGTAACTGTACCATTTCGCGGAAACTTTACTATGTCTAGAGTCACTCCATCTTGAATCGTTCCGGCCGTTATTCCATCAGCCGCTAAATAATTCGTTAAAATATCATTGACGATATAGCCAGCCGTTTGGCTGGTATATGATTCCGCGACCAGATAACGATCCGCAATACACTGCTGATCTACTGCTTCAATATCAAAAAAAATCGCAGTCGTACCAATTGGATTCATTCTTCTAGGATAAAAAACGAATCCGCCAAAAATAAGGTTACTGCTATAATCATAGATTTCTATTGGTGCGCCATCTTCAATATCTAGCACTCCAGTCACATCGACCATTTGGAATCTAGCTGTCGATCGTTCATTGATTGTGTCTTCAATCTCTAGCGTTGTCGGCTGATAATAATTCGTAATATCGACCGGAATAAATAGCCGCATTTAATCACCGCCTTGATACGTATGCAAACCTGTTGCCTGAAGTGCTTCGGCTGGCGAATCGAAAATAGTAAAAATCAAATTTTCGCTAATTGCTTCCTCTTGCACTGCTGTCATGTTCCATCCGGCCCAATATGCTTTGAGTTCGTTTTTACTATCATACAATCCGACTGTAAATGTATCACCGACTGCACCAATTAAATTGCAGAATTCATTTGCAGATTCAAGGTTATCAGCATCAATTACTAAAATTAAATTTGTCATATGCTGATACCCCACTTCACAGATAAATAATTATGAATATCGGTTAATTCAGAATTAGATAATGCACGATTAAACACAATCACTTCTGCAATATCGCCAAGTAAAAAGGCAGTACCGGTTCCGATCCGGCCAAGTGTAATAGATAATGAATCGGTGTTGCTGGTATTTCCGGCTGTAGTTATCCCACTTTTCGAACCGCTTAGAACATTGTTTACAAATTGCCGGTGTTCTCTAGTCAAAAAATTAGAAGTGATCGCTTGAATATAATAGCTTGTTCCATTTACTGTACTGGTTGAATCGTTCAAAATATTGGTGTCGCCATCTAGTGCCCTTGCGTTATGCCTGAAATTGTTTGTAGTGTTTTTATTTGCCGCGAATCTTGATGTGCTCGAAAATGTTCCTATACTAGCAAAAAAACCTAGTTGATCGCTGCCACTTACTGTATATTTAATTACTTGAAAAACTGTAGCACCGGAAACGTTTCTTAACATATTCATACGATTCATGTTTGAAAAAGTCGATCCTGTTATTTTATATATCTGAACGAATGGCGAAACTGAATTCGTGACTGCCAGCATATCATCAGTCGGATTGAAGGATACACCTCTAACTGCAGAAGTAGGCAACCGGTCAATCGTTGTTATATTCGTATAGACATTTGAAACTTGACTATATACATTCAGGAACCCTGTAGCGCCTTGACCGATTGCTAAAAAATTTCCGTTTGTAGAATAGTCTAATCCGGCAACCGTTCCTGCTGTCGTTATTGTATTGATTCTATCAAACCTTGTTGTGGACGGATTATATTCATAAATCGAAACTGTAGCTTCATTACCACCGATTGCGCAGACTGTATCAGACAACCAGCTAATTGATCTTACTGTCGCAGTTGGTAAATTTGCTGGATCAGTTAATTTGGTGAACGTATCGCCTGATCTTGAATAGAATTGAATCCATGGGCTGGCATTCGATCCGACTGCTAAATAATTATCCGAACGTGAAAATTTGATAGCATTTGCATTCGTTCCTGCCGGAACAGTAACCGGATTTGTTAAGGCTGTGAATGTATCGCCAGACCTTTTATAGACAAGCATCCGGCCAGTCATTGATCCACCAAGTGCTAAATAAGTATCACTATTGGAAAAATCCAAACTGCTGGCCGCGCTTGTCGGAAGTGTTGCCGGATTACTTAATTTTGTGAATGTATCGCCTGATCTTTTATAAATATTAACAAATGGCGATGATACCGAACCAACCGCTAGATAGTTGTCGTCACTTGTCCATGTTCCGGAAGTCGCGGCCGTTGCCGGTAAAACGGCTGGGTTTGTTAATCTGTTAAAAATATTACTATTCCTTTTATAAATAGCCATCCGTTCTGTCGCTCCAGCTTGAGTTATTACCAAATATGTTCCAGTTCCTGAAAACTCGGTGTTGTTTTCATTACTTGATCCGATAGGCAATTGATTAAATGGTGCAGACATATTAAAGTTGTCATCGACACCATCAAACCGCACGACATTTCTCCCGTTTAATTCTGCCGTTTGTAAAGTCGGCTGTGCTGCGCTTGTTGTTTGAAACATATGGGCTTCATTACCAGACGAATCAAGCCACTGGTTAAGGCTCGATCCGTCTGCACCGCTTAAAGTTGTCGCATCATACCATCCGACCAATCCGGAAATATCATTTGGCGCAAATTCTTTATATGTCAAAATTGTAAATCCTGAAACCATGATTTCACCTACCTGTTTTTAATAGGCTACCCCTAATTTTGTCCTTATAGAATCTACCATTAAAGGTGCTACCGATCGCGTGATCTCCCGACCGTCTAGATAGATATGTGTCGATTGCTGGCCTGTGATCTCTGCCAGTCTGGATAATGGCAAGATCGCTTCCGCTTGTCCACCGTCTCCGACCATCGCCAGCGTCGGGCTTGTAAAAATACCACCGTAGGCCGCGCCTGTTACTTTTGTTCCGCCTGTTGTTGTTTTTCCGGTTTTTTTAGTGGGTGTTACCGTCAAAGGCTTAACTTTATCCAGCATTGTTTGAACGGCGGAATCAATCGAAGGCGACATTTTCAAAATGCCTTCAAGCAGTTTCTCGCCAAATGTCTTACCAGCATTTAACCAATCCGGATTGTAAGTTGCAAGCAAATCCAGCAGGTCTTTTTGTTCACCTTTCAAAATCCCTTCGCGAGCTTCCTTTTGCAGTTTGTCTTCTGCTTTTTCTTCTTCAAATGCTTTCCGGTTTCTTTCAAGTGCTCCATCATAAAATTCTTTAATTGTTCTTAGCAGTCCGTCATACACTTCTTTACGATTGTTGAAGTTAGTTTGCAATTTCGCTAATCCCTCATCCAGTGCGGACTGTTCACTAG